TTACGTGTTATTCGTTCCCTCCTTGCTTTCTATGTGGGACAGATTTGGGACACAGTCGCCAAAAATCGAGTCGATTTGCCTGGCATGTTCGGTCAGATGATTTGGTGCCAGGTGCGCATACCGGCGAACCATTTCGATGGACTCCCATCCTCCCATTTCCTGCAGCACCGATATCGGGACTCCGGCCTGAACTAACCAACTTGCCCAGGTGTGTCTCAGATCGTGAAACCTGAAATCCTCAATACCTGCTCGTTTTAATGCTGCCCGCCAGGCAGTATTGGCGTCATACCGCATTTTCCTCACGGCTGGCGCTTTCGTGCCGTCCGGCTTAGTGCAACTCTCCTTATAGACGAACACCCATTTGTGATGACTTCCTATTTGTCTTTTCAGCACGCGACATGCAGTATCATTCAGTGCCACGCCAATGGCCTGATTTGATTTGCTCTGCTCCGGATGTATCCACGCCACCCGGCGCTGCATGTCAATCTGCTGCCACTCCAGATTGATGATGTTCGACCGACGAAGTCCTGTCGCCAGCGCAAACTCGACAACAGACTTTAGCGGCTCCGGGCATTCATCAATCAGCCTTTTAGCCTCGTGCGGCTCCAGCCACCTTATACGCTTATTCTTCGGTTGCGGAACTTTCACTATTGGCGCCTTATCCAGCATCTTCCATTCACGTTCGGCGGCCCGTAACAGTGCCTTAATGAAAGCAAGATGAGTAGCCTTTGTTGCTGTCGCTGCCGGTCGCGGTGAGTATGTAGGGACTGGCTTCCCTTTCTTCTTTAGCGCCTCTTCCTTAAGCTTCCAGTTTTCCTCGTGCCGCCGGTTTATCATCTTCTGGATCGCGTTATAAATTCGCGTTTCAGTGATGTCCTTCAACTGCATCCCTGCAAAATGCTGAAGCCAGAACCCGATCCGGCTTTTGTCATCATCCAGTGACTTCTTGTGCGCCTTCTCCTCAATCCATCTGACGCACGCTTCCTCGAATGTCATGTCAGGCGTTTCGCCAAGCTTGCTTACTCGCCAGGCTTCGGCCTTTAGCTTGTCATGAAGCTCCGTGGCCTGCCTTTTGTCCTTTGTCCCAAGAGACTGCTTAAATCTTTTGCCGTCCGGCAATGTGAAACTGGCGTACCAGGTCTCACCTCTGCGGAAGAGTGACATATCAATTCCTCTCGTATGCCATCACCCGCGCTCACGGCAACAGTATGCAGCGGCGAGTTGAGGGCCGCAATGCAAGCCTGGCGAGTAGTGAGGTAGGGGGATTTTGGTTTTGCGGGGTCTTTGCGGGTGGCCTGCAGTCGTCCTGACTTGATCCAGTTTGTTGCAGTAGGTCTGGATATGCCGAGCATGGCGCAGGCCTCATCTAATGTGAGGCTGTATGACTCCATTGGTTATCTCCAGGCAATAAAAAAGCCGCTGGTCTGCGGCTATTTGAGTTGGATGTGGGGGATTTTCCCGGCTGCTATGGCGTCGTAAATGTTTATGGCCTGCGATGCAGAAATCGGTGCCTGCCAGTGCTCGCTCTGCGACTCAACCTGAAGGCGTGTTATGGCTTCTTCACGATTTTTTTCAGATGCTGAGCGGATAGGGCGGAAAGCGCCATGCGGTGATGAGTAGTCTAAAATTTCATACGCCTTCGGTCCCTCAATCCACCTACCAACCACACGCCCATCATCATGCCCGATAATTTTAGCCCGACACCATTGACTACTTCCTGAGTCGAATAACGCTTCACACTCACACCCAACAGGCGGCATCCCCTCGCCATTCCACTGAGGTTGAATGGCGGACAGTGCTTTCTCGTATTTCTCACGAGTTACAACCGCTTTTTCCCAGCCATCACAAAGCTCTAACTTAAAGTCGCTATAGTAGTTAGTGTCCTGAGACATATCGATAAGCTGACCGCAGCCATCCTGCTCTATCTCATTAACTCCCTCCGGCCACCCACCGTGCTTCGGCAATTCCTGCACCAAAATATCAATCAGTTTCACGTCATTTCCTCCAGGCAATAAAAAACCCGCATTGCGCGGGCTGTATTCGTTGCTGATTCAGGCATCACTCACCGCCGTGGTGGCTTAGGCCATATTTGGTCGGGCCAGTATTCAATTGCCATCATTCATCCTCCTGCTTCGGTGCGGCTGGCAGCGGCATCCAGTGGGTGAATGCATCATGTGGCACTTCGTCGTACTGCTCATACCAATCAATCCATACGCCATCGCAGAATTGATATACTGTGCGCTGCACCACGCCGCCGTCAGCTACAACGATTACCGGCTGAGTTTCATCCGGCATCCGCTCGCTGACCGGTATCCAGCCATCCGGGATTGCCGGAGAGTTGCCCGACGCTATTGCGGCGCGGCAGTCACCCAGCGCCCGGTTGTACCACTCAGCGCAGCCGCCACCGACGCGACGTCCCTTGTACATCCACCATCCGTCCGCGTCGTTACGCGTAATGGTCTCAGGCAACGCGGGCTGGCTTACCTGTTCGGTATTGCCGGACAACCGATCTGCCTGTGCTGCTGGCGCTGACCGAAACGCGGTGATTGCAGATTTAGCACGATCCCATGCTTCGTGGTCACGATCAGAAATCCGCAATACCTCCTCCATCGATGACAGAATTTCATCAGGCACGCTCGTAACTTGCGGGGCTGCTTTACAGTCGCATTCAATAAAAATTGGCTCTCCCCACGGATAAAAGCCACCGCTATCTGCCATGCCTGTTCCGCCGCATTTCGGACAAACAGGCTCAGCGGCGGCTCGGTACTGCTGTAGCTCGCTGATGATGGCGATGCTCTCGTTGTAACTGGGGTGCCCGATGAAAGCATACCCTTTACGACTGGCTTCGTATGATGCCCGGATATGTGCCAGGCGTTCTGGTGATACGCGTTCGTTGATTGTCATTCACCACGCTCCGCTTTATTCCGCAGCCAAATACACACAGCGCCGTCTTCGGTGTCATGAATGGAGCCGACAAACCAACCATCGCCTGTAGGTGAGTCAGGCTCCCATGCTGAGATGTCGTAACCATCAACATTGGGGTCGATGTCGCTTTCATCTCGGTACTCGACTGTCCATTCCAGACCGTTTTCGCTCATCCATGCGTTAAATTCCTCAGTCGGAACATACTCTCGACCATCGCAAAACGCATCGTAAACCGGGTGCGTCCAGTAGCCGTACTGGTCGCGTTCTACTGGTAATGCAGTAATCAGGTTTTTCATATCCCTCACCCCTCCACCGTTAAATTGATACCTGCAACTTTCAGCGCGTCAGCAAGCATAATCCGGTATGCCTTCAGCATTGCCTCACGCACATTGTCGGTGCTGTAAAACGCCTCATGAGCGCGAAGCATCGAGTCCAAAGAAGGTTGCAGTTGCGCCAGTTGTTCTGCTGTCATGGTCATGCTGCACCACCTTCAAAACGTTTAAACTCAATCACCCAAACCCACAGGTTGTGACTGAATGACTGCTCTGGGTAGATGGAATCCCACAATTGGCGGAACCACAGCCATTTATCCATGCTGCCACCGTACGGCTCCGGGTTGGCTGGATATCCCTCTTTCGCTGCGTCTTCCTGGCTAATACTGGCGAGGCGCTCCACTCGCACGTCGATAATCTCCAGCAGAATACGGCTGGCCCAGCGCGGCATGTGAATTGATGGACGCCAGCAGCAATGCAGATTATCGTCGGCATCGTAAAACTCTGGCGCAGGCTTCCCATCAGCCTTGTAAACACAGAAATCTGGCTTCTCAAATTTAGAGCTGTCTTCGAGATACGCTTCCATGTGTTCGTAATCGAATAGCGGACCCTGATAGGTCTCGCGCACCCATATGCGATCGCCGACTGCGCCAAACGGACACGGATGCCAGTAATCGCAGACGTTTTCCGCATCTTCACTCCATGGCCATTTGCTACCGTCTTCACGCTCACCAATTTCAGTGCACCGAGTTTGTTTCCATTTAATTGGTCTGCGCGTCTGCGTCTTCCTGCCATCGAGAATGGCGCGCACCATTTCGCCGTTAAAAATCATTCCGCGCTCTTTCATACCTGGCTCCCGCGAAGCTGTGCTGCCCAATCTCTTAACGCCTGCTCTGCGTATTCGCCTGACAGACCGTCATCCGGCGCGGTGGCCAGTTCTTCTTTAGCTCCCAGCACCGCCTTAACCACGTCGTAAACCTCTGCCGTTGGTTTATCGATAAAACCGTGATTGAATGCGGCGGCAAGGCGGGCAGCGGCAAAATTAACACCTTCAACGCGCCCAGCCGCCCGCTGTTCTTTCACCCATGCGTCGGTGGCGGGGGTTTTGACAGCATCAAATTCTTCCATTGCCGCCTCCAACGCGACCTGCTGACAAGCCACTTCCGCACGACCCTGAATTCCTGTGCCTTCACCGTTTAAGTCGTTGCGCATTTGATCGAGCTTGTCGCCAAACCCTTTCAGCGCCGCATTCTCTGCTGCAATTTCTGTCAGTTGTTTATTCGACTGCTCCATGCCATGCTTGCAACATTCGGCGTCAATCTTGCTTTGCTTCAGTTCAGCCGCCAGCGCATCACTACGCACACTCTGCACGTCCAGCGCAGATGCAAGCTCTGTGACCATCTTCGCAATCGTGATGATCGGAGTGTCATCACTCATTGCCGCTGCAAATTCGTGTCCGACACGAACCAGATGTTTATTGTTATCTGTCATTTCCGCGCTCCTTTAATCATCAGGCTGATGTAGCGGTTATCATCCGGGCCGGGAAAACTGTGGCGTTTGAGTAATTCTTCGCGGTCTGGCATAGGCTTTACTCTGTGGCGGGCTACTAATTCGTTAGGGGATATATCTGGGTTGTAGGATTGACCAGTCATGATGAGTAACCTTCTTTAATCCGGTAAACGACGCCTCCAAGCGCCCCGTCTCCCCATGACTCCTTATCCAGTTGGTCCATGATGGTCTTGAGTGTTACCGGGTGGATGATGTGATACTGGTATTCCAGTAGCGTTGACCAGCCTGCGTAATAGGGGTCTATTTCGTTCAGAGACATTTCGTAAATACCGGAGCCGGATGCCACGTCCGTAAGGTCACCCATCCATCTCCATGACTCTGTAATATGGTTGCGGCTATCCCGCCGTAGGCAGGCTAATACCTGCTGAGGTGTGAGCATTTTTGACTCCGGTTATTTATTTAGACTGCGTGTATAGCGTGGCGAGGGAAGGGGAGTCCGACAGGTGCAAATGGGATGTCATCATCGAAATCCATAGGCGGCTCGCTGGATTGAGCCGGTCGCTGTTGTTGCCGTGTTTGCTGGCGAGGCGCATCATTGCCGGGAGTGCCGCGCGGTGGCAAATCGATATCCCGCACCAGAATGGTTGGCATCTGCGCCAGTGTACCGTCCTGACGAGTCCATTCCTCAACGAGAAACTCACCTGACACAGTAACCTTCGCACCTTTCACAATTGCAGCGGACAGCTTCTCAGCCATAGCGCCAAACATTTTGCAGTTCAGCCAGGAGGTTTTTTCGTTGTCTCCAAACCCGGTCTTAGCTGGTAGGGAGAAAGAGGCAATATGCTTTCCATTTGGCGTGACGCGGAGCACCGCGTCTTTACCAACGAAGCCTGAGATGGTAATTACATTAATGGCCATATTTACCCCTGCCTTGAAAATGCGTGATGAAATTTGTCTCTTGCCTCAGAAACGACAAGCGAAGCGAGTTCTAAATCTTCGAAGTAACCAAGGTGTAAGCAGTGTTTTTTGATTGTTAGTTGTGCTTTCCATTTTGAGAGCTGATTACTCCATGAAACGCCCTTAACACCCGAGCTGTTCCTGGAGCTTCTCTTCATGTTCCACATGTTCGAGAACCGGTCGCACACCCGAAGGTTTATCATCCTGTTGTCGGATCGGTTGCCATTGATATGGTCAATCATGTCCGGCATTGAACCATGGACAAAAAGCCATGCCAGCCGGTGCGCCTTATGGACTTTCCCTTTTATTTTTATTTGCCAATAGCCATCGCCACTTAAACTTCCTGCGATATCTCCTGGATGTACTTGCGATCTTGGTCCTGGGCTCACTTTCCATGTAAAAAAACCAGTTCCCTGGTCGAAGTTGAGTAACTCCTTAAGCTCATGACTTTTAATTGCCATTTATGCCGCCTGTTTTAGTTCTGTGCCACGTGTTTTGAATACATCAACGCACTTCTGCTGATGTTCGGGGAACTTAGCCAGGGCATTCCACGCAGGCTTGTAAATGCCTTTCAGTTCTTCAATGGTTCCGCAGTCTGCGGCCAGCGCGGAGAAGTCGGCCAGGATGTCGTCAGGAGAACGCGCAGCCACTTCGTGTGTTTCTGCATCCGGATCGACTGCTGTCTGTTCTGTCGGAATGCAGAATGCCTGAAATGCAGCGTATTTGTAGGCGATAGACATCGCTTTATTTGTGGCCTTATCTCCGCTATCCATAGCCTCGCCATAAGTGATAACGGTGTGCTTACTTCCATCTTCGGTGGCTACAAAATCGAACTCAGCTTTAACCACAACGTAAAACAACACGCCGCCTTTTTGAGTTGTGCGCTCAGTTACCGTGCGCTCTGTAATTCGTGGCAGAATAACCAGTCCGTGTTTAGCGAGCATTGGAGCCAGTGCGTTATACACCTGGTCGATTCCACGGAAGTTAAATCCTTGCTGGCGGTTTTCCCTGTCCTTACTAATTCCCTGCTCAGCCATATCCCTGGCTACTGCGCTTATTGCCTTGTAAACAATCATGTGAAGTCTCCTCTGAATTCTGCCCATGTGATCGGCGGGTTATTTCGTTCCGCTGCCAGATTGATTTGCTGCTCTACTTCTTCCTCAATTTCGGGAGAAATAAGCGCAATAAATTCTTCATCGTTAAAGTCATGCAGCATGGGTTTTATTCCAGTCGTCGTTCTGAATATCGTGCCAGCCCATAGCTATTTCCCATGCCCACTCATATGCTGATTTGAGGCCTTCTTTGGTGTCGGGAAATGACGCTTCGTAGAGCTTGTTAAAGTCACGATTACCTTGCTGAACCAGTACGGTTCCGTTAACGGGTAAAATGGTCATGAGCAGGCACCCCGGGCTGAGATAATGTGTCCTTCAGCCGCAGCATTGCGGCGCGGATAAGCTGGCGAACTTTGCGGTGTAATTCAGATTCAGGCGGGTAATAAGCGGACATGACGCCGCTACCCGCGAGCTGTAAGTGCATCATGGGGTAGGTTCCTTTGGTTGTGTGATTGCATAACTAAGCCGCCTCGGTGAAGCGACTGAGGTATGAAAAACCCGCCGTAGCGGGTTAAATGTCTGTAAGTTGGTAGTCGCAAATCATCTCACAACCACTTTTGTCGTCTTCATCTCGGGGGCGTAGCCCTACCTGCTGAGAATCCTGCTTAATCTCACCCCAGCAGACCTGACCAACTTCATCCGGCCAACCGTCAGCCGCCTCCCCACGGTAGTAATCAATAGCTTCTTCAGCCGCTGCCTTCGCCTCTTCGGCTGTCTTATACGTTTCGAACCCGTTATCCGGGTCAAACATGAAAAATCTGTAAACTTCCATACCCTTACCCTCTGTAGTTACCCGATTATTCGGGATTGTTTGCATGTGGCTAATGGCTGATTAACCATTACTCAGATGCAGCTAAAAAATGCCCGACATTAAGCCGGGCAAATAAACATCAAGGGATGATTGAGGGTATCCACATAGCTAACTCAGGGAATTAGCTATCGGGAATTACTCGATGGGCGGTTCAGGTAATGGCATCCAGTGAGTGACATCTTTCGGGTGCATAGCGCCATATTCACTGAATGCGCACCAAAATTTAAAATTACCTCCAGACATAATTCCAGCATTACAATCTGTAGCAGTTACTCGCTCACCATCCGTTACCAAAACCTCTACAGATTTAAACAAATCAACATCATTGACAGTTAATGGCATCCGCTCACTACATTTAATCCACTCCATATCCCTCACCTCTGTTAACGTTGCTAATAAAAAAGGCCGCTAAATTGCGACCTTATTCGGCGATAATCTTTCCGTGCTTCAGGATGCTGTCTATCATCCAGTCGTAACCGCAAAATCCCTTGCTGCCTTTGATAGCCTGATTCTTGGCTTTCGCTCCCTCGACAATCCGGACGCTGACATTTGCACCCCAACCATCACCAAAGTTGTAATAGTGGTTAGCGCCGTCTTTCACGTTTGGATTGCCCTTCGCAGGAAGCTGTCTGTGCTTCACATACTTATCCATCGCGCCAGACCACCCGCCATTCCATGAGCCACGGTTAGGCATCGATAGCTCAAATATTGCATATTGGGTCATTCCTTCACCTCGCTGTAATTGGCTAATAAAAAAGGCCGCCTAAGCGACCTGAGACTCCCATTTGCGGGCATTACATCGGTGCATCCATGCCAGCTTTACGTATAAGCCGTGACTTACACCATCACGCACTGCCGCCCTGCATTTTTCGCGATAATGCCGGTAATCCTCGCGGCATTCATTGGCAAATTCAGACGCCGTACCTTTCATCAGCTACCTCGCTGTAACATTATTTGATTTACGATGCCCTGCTGCGTACATCGCTACCTCGGGAAGGCAGCATGAGCCTTCATAGCGCTGAACCTGTGTAGTCATGGTCACCACCTCAGCCCGCATTGTTGGCTTGCGCTTGCACTGCAACTCAACACGCGCCGGGGTAGGGCGATGCATCACTTCTGAACTGATAGCGGCTTCACTCTGAAGGTGAGCGCGGCGCTCACGTCTACGAGCTGCCGACGAACCGTTAAATGCTGTTCTGCGTGACATAGATACCTCCTGAGTGAACTTTGGTGATGCGATGCCAGGCGCTTATCTTCTGGTTGTCTCGATGGACTGCAATTCGTCGCATCCCAAAGCACACGCTTTGGTACTAATTGGCTTTGCAGCCACGTAGGTGAATCCATCACCGTTGTAGAAAGAGCGTGTCATCCTTTTCGTTTTCGCCAGCGTCCTGCTGATGGAATTAGTATACGCATCGTAAACTTTATTGCAATACGATATGTATACTTTTTTGATGCATTGAATACGTATTGTTGATTTGTATGGATATTTATTTTTGTAAATGCCTTATCAATCCACCTGTGGTAGCTTGTGATGGTCAAAATCTGAGCGAGGATAGGCTATGAATCTGGACGAGGAGCGCGTGAACATGATGGTTACAGCTATGGGTCGGGCGATTATGGAGCTATCTATAGCCAATCAGCCGATAACGCAGGAAGCGGTCGTTGAAAAGCTCGAGCAGTATCGAAAAGAGACGGGGAACGTGATTGGGAAAGGCGTTAACAGGGATGCAGCAGAGATAGTGCGGAAGGGAAGGGCTGCGATTGAGTAACAGGCAATAAAAAACCCGGCTCGGTGGCCGGGTTGTGCTCGTACCTAGTAATCAGTGTGTATTGTTGGGGAGTTCCGGTTTTCTTACTGATTCAAGTAAGGCAACTACATTATTGACGTTCTTGCTATGAAGATAGGTTCCAAGCTTTTCCATCGCATAATGCTCATGTAGCCATTTTCTGAACGCACCCAAAGATTCAATCGGGTATATCCATGCTGTTATGTGGCTGTTTGCTGCGGACTGGCGATAATTATCAGGGTATTTGTGGGAATATCTTACCCTGTCTCCATATGTTTGGGATAGATTGTTTGCCTGCCAGTATCTTCCCCAATGGCTCCCGACACTCCCATCAAGAGAAGTTGTATCATCCATAGGGAATCCACCGCCAATCAGGTTCATAGCGATGTCGGCTATCTCACGAAATACAGCAAAATGGGATGGAGGGATTTGGTCGTTTAATTTGATTCTTGCGCGATAGTTTTCAAACGATAAATCAATTGCAGCGTTAGGATTATAGTTTGATTTCTCGTAAATCATGCGCTTAAGCGTATATTCAGCTAAGCGAACAAAGTTACCTATAGCCACTGATCTATCAAAATTTGTAGCGTCCAAAGCGTAATATCTGAGAACTGCCATGCAGACATGATCGGGATAGGCGTGAGTTTCGATGTTGGAACTGTTAATGACCCGGGTGTATAGCCTGTCCACATCGTAATAACCTTTTTCGGCAAGATATGAAGCTACTTTTTGCCCCCTTGGCTTGTGCTTTTCAGTTTCCCAATTAGAAGTGAAAACCCTTAACGGGGTGTCATCTATCCCGCATAACTTTGCCAGCCCATACAACGTTAAGTAAGGAGTTCCGTCATTAAGAACCCCCATTGGGATATCGTCTGAAACAACCTCTACCACAGGGAAGAGTTGCATTTGATGTCGGGATTGGTCTCTATCATTATGTGACATAATCGAATGATTTCCTTATGTTTTATATAGGGATCTGACTTTGAGACCAGATGCCTTATCTAATGCAACATTATTAACCTACTCAAAGATATCCTCAGGCCACTGCGCCTTAACCACCTTGCCGATGATGCGGCAATTCTCGTTGCACGGAATGCTCTCATAGCGCGGGCTTGGGTTCAGCGGCTCCAGCCAGTGCTTACCATCATCCCAGGTGTATTTCTTAAATGTGACCTCGGAATCGCCAAACACGCCAGCTACGCAGAAATCTCCTGCGTCCACCTCTTCAGCCGGATCCACCAGGATAAGCATTCCTTCCGGGAAGCTGGGCCGCATTCCCTGTGGTGCGGTCATAGAGTGACCTTTGACCTCAAGCCAGAACGCGTCTTTGCTGGCTTTCTTAGTCGTGGCTACCCACGCCTTTGCATCATTTTCTGTAAACGATCCAACTTCTGAGAACGCGCCAGCCGGAACAGAAGTAAACAGGGG